GATGGTAGTTATCACACTGCCTTTGGTTTCGGAGCTTCCCACAATGGGGAAGTCTTCGGGAATACGGACCCAAATGTGAGGTTAGCAGCCACCAGGTTGTTTAAGAGCCGGTTGCCCACCATACCCGGTTTCGAACCTTACATGCATCAGCGCCAACATCAATTCATTTCCACCCACCAACCCTTCTTCACCAATCTGGCCAATACGTACGCCAGCCACTTTGAAGAGTACAGCACTGCAGTTTACGAAGCTGTGGAACACCACGGAGACCCGCACCCAAAAGCGGCTCTCCGTATCGCCGCCTGGAAAGATCTCCTGGAATTCAATTTCTCAGATGATGGTCTATGGTATTTACCTGGTAAGGGTACCTTATATAAGATGAAAATCTTTGAGGTGGCCAAGCCAGGAAAGCCTCCACGCATGATAGGCGATTTAGGTGTCCATGCTTCACTGCAAGGTTTCAGGATTACTAAATTCCTGAAACACGCTATGGCCCATGAGCCAATAGAATATGAAGGCGGTTTAATTGAATTCTGCCCGAAGCCGGACCCGGCCTCGCTTGCCCGTGTTTTCGCTCATTTGATCGATCCCCCTGGTAAGTTCTATTTTGTGTACTTTTCGGATGATTCGTGTGTAGCTATACGCACCCCCGATGGAGTTAAGCGATACAATGTGGACATTTCCTCCTGCGATGCTTCGCATACGGAGAGTTTGTTCACGTTACTAAACGACTTGGTACCACCCTTGCTTCGCGAGGACGTGAATGACCTTGTTCGTCAGTGTCGAACGCCCATCACCATCCATAGTAAAGTAAATGGTAAGAAGAGTGTCACCCTCACACCTCACACCCCACGGTTGTATAGCGGATCCACCCTCACCACTGCTATCAACAATCTAGCCAATATTTGCATAGGCATCTCCATCGCCGAGGGCGACTGTCGAGGACCCGATGACATTGTGCGAGCCGCTGCGCGCACCGGTTACATCGTCACGTGCGACGATGCGACCGATTGGCACAAACTTCAATTTTTGAAGCACTCACCCGTTCTAGACACAAACGGGGTCTTGCGCCCACTCCTAAATCTCGGAGTGTTGATACGCTTGAGTGGCACGTGTAAAGGAGATCTGCCCGGCAAGAAAACCACCCCGCTGAGGGTGCGGGGCGAGGCGTTTCAGGACTCACTCCTGCGAGGCGCTCACCCCCATGCTGAGTTTAACCTCTTGACCAACATGCGCAGTCGATGCACTGGGGCCACCGTGGCCACCCAGCGCCGAGTTGCTCAACTCCTAGCCTACAAGGTTTGTGAGGATGCGTCGTATCCACCGTATACTGTCAATGACAGTGAGGTGTTTCAACGCTATGAGCTAGACGACCGCGAGATTGTTGAGGTCAATGAAGGTTTCGGCCTGTGCGGCTTCGGAGAACACTACCATTCCTCCGGCCTCCACAAGATCTTCCAACTGGACTATGGACTCTCTGGTAAAGAGTTCGGTGATGAATGCATCCCGTCTGGTTAAGGTACCAAGACTCACCGCCTTGGAACCGCCCCCCCATACCCCCCCATCCCTCTGTGACAGGGAAACGGTACCTGGTGTTCGTCTACCGACGGACAGGTGAGAACCATAATCTCCCCCCCACTTAGTTATGTTTTGAG